TAAAATATTGAGGTGAGGATATGAAGAGGTCACTACAAAAATACCGCAGAATGGGTGCTTTAAATTACGCTCGATGGGTATGCGAAGTAAACGGTGTAGAATTTAGTGAAGAATTGATGTCTGACCTAGATAACCACGCTATTCATGCTATGGTATCTGACCTCCTACACCCTGTAGAAGAAGTATTAGTAGACGAAATCAACCCTCTTGTACAAGAAGAGGTTGTTAACCCATTCCCCGAAGAGATTCAAATGTACGATTCACTAACCGTAGCAGAATTGAGAGCCATTTGTGTTGAGCGTGAACTACCTGTTTACGGCACAAAGGCTGAAATTATTTTACGATTAAAGCAAAATGATATTCCCGAAGAAGAGTCTGACGGCCCTACTGAAGAAGTAGCCCCCGAAGATGATTCGGAAGCCCCTACCGAAGAGGTAGCCGCATCCAATGGAGAGGAAACTGATGAGCAAAACAGTAATACAGAACAAGAGCCTGTTGTTGAAGAATAATGATACGATTAAACATACTATTGGTATAGACCCCAATGATGATAGTTTAGTCATGGAAGTTTGGGTAAGGGACATATCCTTCCTAGACATCCAAAACGCCGCACAAAAAATGATTCGTGTAGTCAAAGGTGACGTATCACTTGATTTAGCAGGTTATTGGGAGTATGCTCTCTCTAATTGGATTACAAAAACCAACCCCGATTTGTCTAAGAAGGAACTCCTTTCATTGAAAGGATATGTCGGCGACCAAATATGTAAGATACTACCCCAACCTACTGAGATGATGGAGAGTCTGCAAGGGGGGTTTACCAAGCAGACCGCTTGAGGGTGGACAGTTTTCTAAAGAAAGAAGAATACGATAGTGCAGAAGATTTTCAAACACAAATAGAACTGTGGGCGTATATCATTGCAAAGCACTATAACATATCCCTCACTGAAGTCTATTCAATGCCAAACAACATCTTCAAACAATCACTTGTTTGGGCGATGGTGGCTACTGATGAGAACAAGAAAAACATAGAGCGTAAGAAGCAAGAAGCGAAAAGTGGAGATAGAGAAGTAGTAAACTTAGATTACTCGTTTTTAGATTGGGAGTGAAATTATGGTGATGTTATCATTGTTGGCTAGTATGTCCGGCTTAGTGACGAGTATAGGTACAGGTTTTGTCAAAGCCGGTACATTGGCTTCTCAAGCACTCCAAGCAGTTTCACAATTTTTCAACGACTATATTGTACAACCAATGAAGGATTTATGGGAGTGGATGAAAGATGCTTGGGAATCCTTTCAAGGGTGGGCTTCTGATGCATGGACAGCAACCGGCGAATTCCTAGATGAATATCTCGTACAACCCCTAAAGGTACTTTGGGGTTGGATGGAAGAAGGTTGGCAGTTATACCAAGATTGGGCATCTTTCTGTTGGAATCTCGTATTTGAGTTAATGAATGATTTATTCATATCACCTCTGAAGACATTTTGGGGATGGATAGAAGGTGCGTGGGAGTCCTTTACAGGGTGGGGTAGTGACGCATGGAGTATAATTAGTTCAGTATATACTAATTTATTTACAAACCCTATAGACACATATTGGAATTTACTAGGCACTATGTGGGAGACTTTATCGGGATGGGGAAGAAGCACATGGGAACTTATAGGAGTTGCGTTTGAAATTGCATTTGTTACTCCAATGATGTTCTTTTGGGATATGTTAAAGTCCATGTGGATAACTCTAGCAGGGTGGGGTAAGAGTACATGGGATACCGTTGGGGGTGCTTGGGACACTTATGTAGTAAAACCCATCAGTGTCTTCTTTACATGGATGGATGAGACATGGACTTTAATTACAGACGGTATAAAAAATGCTTGGGAAAAACTTGACTTTGGAATTGTGCTTGAGGGTGGATGGAATTTTATAATGGACTTGATTGATGACCCGGTTGGAACATTTACAAAAGTAGGTACTGCAATAGGAGAATGGGCAAGTGGACTTGGTGATACTTTTGCCAGCCTTCTCAAGTCACCAATTAACGGTATAATAGGGTTGATAAATTCATTCTTTGATTCAATTGATTTTTCAATAAGTCTTGAAAACCCATTTACGGGTACTGAATATTCTATAGGATTTGACTTATCGAGTTGGAATATTCCTCTATTGGCTAAGGGTGGTATCGTTGATAAACCAACTCTTGCAATGATAGGTGAAGATGGGCCGGAGGCTGTCATACCACTATCTCAAAGAAACAACCCGCAAGGAGTTGGTATGGGTGGAGGTACATTCAACATTACTGTAAACGCAAGCGGTATTACAGACCGTACAGACAAGCGCAGCCTTGCTCGTGAGATTGGTAATATGATTCAACAGGAGATGGCTCGTAACATCGGTGGTGCAACAATGAGAGGTAGATACTGATGAGTACCCCAATTCGCTTAGTAAAAAACAATGGTGATACTATTGACCTAGTGTGTACTACTCTAACTATGAATGTACAAAGAGGTGTATCACCTATCACGTTACCGTTTTTGGGTGCTACTAGATTAGGGTTTGATTTGAACTTACCAAGTTCTGTAATCTCAATGGAGGGTTACATTACTGATGATGATAAGTTTTCAAGTGGCGGTGCAGTAGCAGCACACGCAATAATTGATTTTGGTAATAATGAACCCGACCACAACTTTTCTGATGCAGGTAATATAGTAAATTTGATTACAGGCACTACTGCAAATGACGCTACAACTGCTATCAACGCTGTTACTATAGCAAACGTAACTCATGGCTCAATTAATTTTACGCAGCAACCAACTAATTTTACAGATGCTACTGCTGATGTAACTGATGGTGATGNTACTGTAACTGTAGATTCTACTGAGTCTATATCTGTTGGTATGACAGTAACAGGGACACATATTCCAAGTAATACTACTGTCGCATCTATAACCAATGCTACTACGTTTGAATTATCACAAGCAGCAAGCGGTGGTAGTTACACAAACGGTACACTAACTTTTAGTGGATTTTATGGATTTCAAGGATTTACTAATCAGAATCATTGGGTTGGTGTGTACAATAGCACAACATCTACTGCAAGAACTGCTGCCGAAATAGCAGCAGATTTTGCTGCGCTAGTAAATCTTAGAACTTCTGTATTCGGTATGACNGCAACGGTGATAAATTCGCCAACCACAGGTAGCACTAATACTGCCGTTAAGTTAACACAAAATAGTGTTGGAAAAAGTGGTAATACTAATTATCCATCTTTTGGAAAATATAACAGTGTATCTGCTAAACCATATCATATACTTTTCAAAGGTGGTAAAACTGCTTCTACTAGCAGTGGGCATAGTGCTGGTGATAGGGTTGCTGAATTATATGCTACACTAAACAATTCAAACAATGGTGGTCTTTCAACCATTCCCGGTACCTTACTTACAGGAATAGGAAGAGGGCTTACAGGTAATAGTCTAGGAGAAGATGGTACAAGTGGTGCTGATGCCAAGTATGGAGATTATATCATAGGACTTCAGATACCATTTACGTCAAAAATAAATAATAATTCATCTCTATTCTATATGCCAACAGGTGCTTTCAAAGATATATTCGATAAAACAGCAGACAACGCATTACCTGCTGGTACAGAATTTTCTCCGTATGATGGAGAATATACAGGCATAAAAGGTACAATTGCTGATGCTACATTTGTACAACTTGGTGGTGAACCAATATACAGTTTTACAATTAACTTCTTCCCGATTGATTGGATTATATGATGTGATATTATGGTAGCAATTGGTCGTAGTAGTCATGCATATTTCTTTGATGGGGTTTCTGATTCTATCATTGTACCGCAAGGTAGGTTTAGAAAAACAGGCACAGGGAATGCACAAGGAAACAATGTCTCTGTAAAAACACTTGATGGTAGTGATGATAGAACAAACATAACAGGTAAAAACGATACAGAGTTTATTATTGAAACATTCGTAATTCCCGATTGCGGTGGTGTTATTGCATTCCGTGAAGGACAGTTCTCGCTTGAGATGGGTACAGTAGACACACCGGGGCCAGCAGTGTTTACACTAAATACAGAGTCAATTCAAGGCCCATCTTTCATTAAACTAACAACTGCTTTCGATACCACTACAAGATGGGATGGTATAGTATTTCCTCAACAAGTTAGTGGAGGAATACATGATACATACAATAGGTATGACAGTAGTTTAGATGAAGCCACCAATCTTAATTTTAACAACAGACCACTATACCATGTTGTTGCTGGATTGTTGAAAAACAAAGTATTCCTTAGTGTAAATGGTGAGATAGTAGCATCTCAATCTGTACCCGATAGTACAGTAGTAGCCCGTAGTACAGACCACGTTTACATTGGTGGGAAGGGTGGTGAATTCCGTGGTGCTATCGAAGCACTACACATGACTAGCAACTTTACAGAAGAGATGTTACTACCTCACATTCCTGTAAAAACACCAGCGTCTTCTGCACTATTTAGGTTTGAAGAACCTATTGACATCATAGAAGAATCATATTCCTTTACTGCTTTCACTGCTGCTTCTGACGGTACAACCACTACTCTCACTATTCCGGCAGCAGATGCTCAAGCACTGATTGCTAGGCTAACAGGTAAAGCCTACGACTCGTCTTCTCCTACTACCGATTTTAGAGCCACCCCATACAGTATGGGTAACTACAAAGTAACCGATTACTACACCACCCCAAGTACACCATCTACTATTGCTACTGCTCACACACCTTACAATCTGTTAATTAATCCGGGTGCTGTAAATCGTAACTCTCACAAACCAAATCAGTCTCCACCCGAAAGAGTTAGACTCCACAGCATAAACGGTTCAACCGGTGTGATTACAGTATCTAGTATTCACATTGATTTCGTAAACGGTACTAACGGTTTGAGAGGATTACTTCACTCTCGTACTGCTGATGTGGACAATTACTTCGTAGTAATAGGTGCTGACTTACTAATTGACAATGGTACAGGTAAACCATACCAACCACCACACTACGGTACACAGATTTTCGACAAGACGGGTCAAATGACTATTGATGAAAGTTCATTTGAGAATCATGGATTTGTATATTCATCTCGTATGGCTACCACTACAAGTGACCCTAACAACCCGTTTGCTGTAAATTGGCCTTCGGGACTTGATGCTTTGTTCCAAGTAGGTCACAGTGGTAGACACTTGTATTCTCATATTACAGGTCATGAATACATGCGGAGGTTCCCAAAGCCTACTGACATGATAATTGACCAGCAAATTGATGGCTCTGCTGACATAGTAGAAATGGTCTATGAGAACTCAACACAGTCTATTCAAGAAATGTTTACCATGAATGGATTGATTGATTTTTACAATGATGCGATTGAAGCACCAATTGCTAGAATTAAAAATTCTTCAACTGTAGCGTCTATCGTAAACAATGGACTACCTGCATCCAAGAAGGAATTAATTGCGATAGGTGGATTAGGGTTTGACTATGCACCATTTATGCTCAAGGGACCGGTACCGGAATATGGAGACATAAACGATACCACTAGGTTGTACCACTTATCTCCCGAATCAAAAAGTCGTATTGCCTTACTACATGTTCCTGCTCTAAAATCATCTTACGATTACGCACCGTATGTAGAAATACACTACAACGCTATTGATTTGACAGGTGCAAGTATGAGTATATCCGGTCCAATGCTGATGGTAGAAAAGACCGTACCGGCAGGTAATCACATAGTTACAGGTTCTACAACTATCTTAGACGTAATCACTGCTGACCTTGCTAACACCACTCTGTATTCTGCTGGTGGTATAATCACTCTAACCAACGCCATAGATGGGTTTGGTGCCAACCTAGAAGACTCTCACACACTTATTGGAGACAATACAGGTGGACAAGAAAACGATGTGGAATTAGATTACAGCACTACCCCTGCGTTGTACACTCCCGATGATGATGTGTCTGCTATTCCTGCTTCACCACCTAAAGGAATATCTCGTTCTCACAACAACGCTGTACATGAGTCTGTATATCACAAACTGTGTATTGAAGCAAGGTCACCTATAAGTCAGAATACTAATACCGATGCTGACGGTATAGGTAACTTCACCCTAAAACCACTAACTGAAAAGTCGGGTACGGGTGTATTTGACATCGGACCAACCACCTCATCGTCAAGATTGTTTGAGATATACGACATCATTGACAATGTGCGAATTACAGATGAGGCAGGTATATACTGCAAGATTTTCGTGCAGCCTTCAAATAAATTAAGGAGTAATCAATTATCCTTGATTAGAACTGCTGAAACAGATACAGTACCTAACATTGCAAGTATAATGGTACTGATGAGTAGATGTCGTATTCGTGATGTAAAGAATGTCCAAGATGCTGAAAACAACATGGTGATTACATCTGTAGTCGGTAAGGGTATTGCAGATAGTTTCGTCAATGAAAACGTCAGCGTAATAGGAAGCGGTTCGCCGGATTCTCATATTGTAAAAGAGATTGAACCTAACTCTCCTGTAGTTACTGTCAATCTTGGTGGGCCGGGGCAGGGGGCGGTGAATACCAAGCCTACATTCGACCCTAGTCCACTAATGAGACTACCCGGCTCTACAAGACGTAACTGTGTAATACAGGCTGTCCGTGTAAATACAGATACTTCTGATACCCATCAATCAATAACTGTAGTACCAATAAATAATGAGTCGCCCGACGTACAATCATGGGGTACAATCTGCTTTCCAAAGGTTGGAAGAATATATCTTGAAGACGGTGCAAGCGCAGAGTATTCATCAAAAGTCGGTGCAGGTTTCTTATTCGATGATACTAATGCGGTAGCAGATAGAAAATATTTGGATGCTGCTGGTGTTGCATATGATACTTTACACAAGTGGATGCAAGCCAATAATCTGTATTCATATACTAATGCGGGGACATACTCAGTATCGTTTTTCATTTCTAATGACCCCGATTTCGATAATAGTAATTTAACGCAAGATGGTAGCACCGTAAACGACAGACTTTTCCAAACCATTAGTGACGTAACTCACGATTACCAACTTGGTACTCAGTATGCAAGCACAAGAGCAATGGTGGAGATACCTGTATTCCCTAAGCAGTTCTTCGACCATACTGCTGAAGGTATATTCCCCGGTCCCGATAATAGTATGAAATTGCATATTGATGCAACCTATACAGCCCATACTTGGAACCCTACTCCTGTAGGCCGCAGAGCCAAAGACATAGAGGCTGCTGATAAAGAGGTATTTTCAGCGTATTCTTACAATGTACAAAACAAAAACTATGTTCAAAGTGCTACTATTACAAAGGTAGAAACTGTATCTAACAACATACGAATTTATGTTTCACATCCACATATGTTCCCCGATGCTACTTTAACTGCAAGATACGGTAACATGGCACCAAGAGTTGGGTATAGAAGAGTGTTTTTAGGAAGTGGTGATTGGGGTATATACGATAATAATCCAACCTCTGATGGATATATCTCGATACCCGATGGGTATGTATCTGCTGGATATGATAATGGTTTTACTGAGAACTTTAAGACTAATGCTACTGTAGGTTCTAAAATACACATTACGTCGGGAATAAATAACCAAGTCTTAATTCCTATAAGCGGAGGTGCAGGGCTTCCATCATCTGATTTTGAAGGCAGGTCTAACTTTTATCATGACAGTGCAAATGTTCAAACTCAAGGTGGTAATCTCGATTACGGTTTACGTCAATATGTCAGTGCTGTAGAGTTCAAAGCGGGGCCATTGGCTAATCCTCATGCACCTCGTATAGAATACGGTAGAGCAAAGGCTACTATTGTTGCTGCTAGAATAGATGGAAGAATGCACTTAACTTTGGATGATGCATCCCTATTCCCCGACCCTCCGTATTCAAGAGATTCAAATAACGCTGTAGAATTTAACTTAGGTGATTACCTATATATTGTCGAAATAGGGTTAGATACTCCCGAAGAAGTGCTGTATTTTGGTACATTACAGGGTAGTCCTACAAGTAATGAAATAGTTATAGAACGTAAATTCGGTAGTTCAATTACTTTAGATAATGTGGTTGGTAAATCAATCTACCTAAAGAAAGCAGTACTTGCTTGGAAATCTATTTCAGACCCTTCAAATATTGGGGCTAATGAAGCAGACACGGCCATATTTGACTCAATTTGGAAAAGCACAGTAAGTGTTGCTTCGGGTACTACAGACGCTTTTTGCGTAAGTCATACATCTTCTTACTTGAAATTAGGTGCTAATACAATTGGACTNAATATAAGAAAAGGTGATAAAATTTATTCAAGAACCGGTAACGCTAATTACATTGGTGAGGTAAGTGCTGTCATAGATAATACATATGGCCCACTAACTAATTTTGATATAGCATCTTGCACAGTAACTAATGGCATTCCCACCATTACAGGTATATCAAGCACCTCTAATATTGTAGTAGGTATGGCAGTTACAGGAAATGGTATTCCGTCTAATACTCATGTATTAACAGTTGATTCAAGCACTCAAATTACTTTGGATAAAAATGCAACAGGACTTGGCTCAAGCCCTTCTTCTGAAACACTTTCATTTGAGGTTGAGGGTGCAATAATTAAATTAACAGGAAATAATCTTGTTGGTACTAACCCAAGTGTTGCTACAATTGGAGTTGCAATTGGTGACACTACTTCAGAAGATTTCGATGCAGTATTAAATCGCTCTTGGATATATCCATATGCACAAGGTGGTTTGCGTAATGGAGATACTGTATGGATGAATATGACCCTAAACAACCCTCATGCTGTTGAAGGTCTATTTTGTAAAAGTCGTGGTGTACTAAACGAAGCACTCGTATGGAATGGTTTCAACGGTGGTAGAGGCGCATTGGCTGGTAGTCCTCGTGATAGCATACCACTTGAAAACTTCTTAATTGGTAATTCATGTCTTGAAACGGCACAAAACTTTGCACAACATATTAACAAAACAATTGAGTTAAACTATGAAGCATTTGGCTTAGATGCTAGTCAAGCCCCCACTATTGCATATGTAGACCCATATCTGTCTACAGATGGACATGCTCGTGTACTACTGTATGATGTGGCACATGACCGTGAGTTTATTGCTTTCCACGATATTCACATGCAAGTACAATCAAGCGCATCTACTCCAACTGTAGGGTACACAAGAAATATTGTATATGCAAATGGAAATACAGGTAATTTAGATAAGATTCTTTCGGGAATAAACGGTAATGCACCTCATTATTTAACAACTCAAATAGATGTAATGAATGGTTTTCCGTCTGAAAATAGATTTATTCGCAGAACTCAACAATCTAAATTTATTGAAAGCGCATATGCACACAATGTACCGAGTATGACTTCAAAAGATTTAACTCAGAGTACAGGTGGTACAGAAACAACATATAATTTGAAAAATCCATCTACTTCGGGTAATAACTCTCATCGTAAAGGTAAGGGTCACGGTCACTTTGTGCATACAGGTCTTTACCATGAAGGTACATCTGATACTCATAATATTGGTGATAGTGTATTACCAAGAGTAGAGCCAGCAGTAGCATCTGTATATTGGTCGGTTGAAAAACACAAACTGTCGAGAAAAGCAAATGGAGAAAATTTATTATTAAATAAACTTAGAGAGCATAGATTGTCTCAAAATCCTGCGACTCATTCTCTAAGAGATACAAGCACTATGTTTGATACTCCCGATGGTACTCGTGTTATCTCAGCATTCCTTTGTTTAAAGGGTAAAAGAAACACTGCACTTGACTTAACCAACCATGAAGAATCAAGATTGCAACATCTAAAGCATTGGACTGAAATGGACTTTGTAAGAAGAATGGTTGTAGATTTAGGTGAAATTGGAGTCAAGGAAGGAGTTACCGACATCGAAGCAGCAGCAAGAGAAATTGTAAGGGTGATAAATCAAGGTGGGGCACCAAACGGTAGAACTCATGCAAGACGACCATCTCAACAATATCCGGGTGAAAGTGAAAGATTAGACCTTACTAGAATAGGTGTAAGAGCAGACACATTAGACGAGAACAAAGACCCTTCATCTGCACACATCAATGCTGATTTTGCTGCTACAGGTTCTACTCATGACCCTTCACCGTTTTGGGATGGTAGTGTGGCATTTGAAACCCATGATAGAGGTTCCCACATGGGATATGTCAGAGCGCATTTAGGTAGGGTAGTTGAAGACATAAACGGTAACGAAGGTTTCTCAGTAGTAATCCACTCAACTATACCGGGTGCGAGTGGTCGTAACTTCTGTGTATGGTTAGATAATAGTAAGGGTCAATCTAACTACCAACCTCAGTTCCTAATTGGACACGGTGGTAGATTNAGAAACTTTTGGGCACAACCGGATGAAACAATCGGTGAAAACATGCACCCCGCACCTATGCCATTAAACAAGCATGGTAGACCATTCGCCCCTATTACTACTCTAAGAGAGATGGTTATACAAGATAGTCCCGATGAACAATTCACAAGTAATCACGACATAGGACCAAGACGTGATAATACTTCAAATCCAATACAACGTAATCTATCAGCGCATATTGGTGGTATATCTCAAAATACAGTAAACGATGAATCGTTTGAATCTCAAAGCCCATCTATGACATTGGTAAAGGGACTAAGAGCAGGTAGTCAAGCAGTAGCGAGAATCAACTTCGGTGGATTAGTAGCAAGCGGTGTACCCGGCTTTTCTCCTATTGCTGGTAAACATGGATTTGGAAGAAAGGGTAGCACTGACTTTGATAAGATATACAATGAAGCAATAAAGTCGGGAGACACAGACCCTACTGCAATTACGTCTTATTCTACACATGTACCATCTGCTGATGTAATTGAAGATAACATAGGTAATTCATCTCTATATGGTGTTAGGTTTACCGACCATAGAGGAAGAGGATATGGTGTAAGATATATCTACAGACAATTAGGAAAAGAGTTTGCAAACGAATTAACTACTATTCCTTCAACTATAGATGAAGAAGTGTGTATCTACTTTGATGATAGCGATGTAAGTCAAGGTGGATTTACTATTGGTAATCACATGCTTGGGTGGGGTGACGTTACAGGNAGAGTAGACATATCTAATTTTGANTCGGGAGAAGAAGAGGTATCTTGGCGTGGTAATCAGTGGCGTGGAATACCTGCACCCGATGTTGGTATAGATTGTTACATACAGTGGAATGGTACTGAGATGACTGTTACACTAGAATCTCCATTTGGTACTTCAGACACCGGTTCCATTAGCCTTGAAAAACATCCCGATATACTTGGTTATCTTGGATTCCCTAGAGAAAACGGTGTAATACAACTTACTGACCCGTTTACAAGTACCACCCCTCGTAAAGGTTCTACAGGCACAGTTATCTCTTATACCTCAAGAACCCAAAATAGTCTAACAGGTACTCATACTTTCTTCGGTGTTATTGGACCCAATGGTGCAGTATCTCATAAATTAGACAACAATAATAGTGCTGCAACTCTTGATGATACAGGCTCATATACCTTCAACGATAATGAAATTCATAGATTAATTATAACACCAAGATTGAATTGGACTACTTTAATTACTGATGAAATTATTGCTGTGGCTACTGCTCACGCAATCAACTTACAAGACCCTAACATCGAAGAGGGTGTATCGTTTGATTGTACACAGTTCTATGCCGCAGACGGTAGGACACTAGAGGAATGGGGTGTGAGTCCCGATGCAATAAAGATACGAGCGCATAATCCTCAAAGAAGTATAACTCCTATCTCTACAATGTTTAGTGCTACAGTTCACAAAGATTTGGGAATAGAAGCACCACATCTCGAATATGGTGAATATGAATACATAGACAAATCTACCCTAAATCAATGGACAATTAATACAGCCCAATCACAACACAATCCTGTATCGGATGCTAACATAGATAAGAATAGAAAAACGGGTTGTGGTTTCTTACCTCGTACTATCCTCCAAGTTAGGTCAAAAAGTCGTGGTTTCCATAGTAACACACCGACTCCTGTAATTGTTGATTCATACAATGACCCAATCAATATCACGAATTGGAAAAACAATTTGATTGGTGTGAATTACACGTCAGTACACGGTGACCATATTCTACCTAAGATTGATAGTGGTATGATTGTATTTACTAAATACCATCATACTTCAAAATACTTTGAGGTATCAAACCCACAAAGACTAACACATATACTAATTCCTGCTGGTCAAGAATCTACATCTGAACATTCGGAAACTAAGATATTGTCATTTGGAAGCACTGCAAAGTTGTGGATAAGTAAAACAGCATTTGCTATAGCGACTTCGTATCAAGGGAGTAATTCTATGGCGTACATAGAAAAACTAAATGGTAATACTGATTTTGATGAAGTATATGGTGGTAGTGATGTAAACGATGATGGTATTCTTCTTACTCATGGTGATAAACATTTTACGGGTCATAGACTATACGGTAGTATAGAAAGCCAACCCGTTGTACACTTCAAGGGTGGCAGAGACAGTATAGACCACAGCGTACCACTTTATTTCGGTGGTGGTTTCAGTGGTGTAGTGCTTGACATCAATGACGGTACTCAGAATGATTATACTTCATTCTATACCCATCCGTATTCTAGTGGCCCTACCGGTACTGCTGGTATTCAGAATGCTAACGAAATTAGTACATCGTTTGCTATCTTAGATTGTAACGCTATGTTGGCATTCTTCCCCGGTACACCATTACTAAACCAACACAGAGGAAGCATCACCCCTCCTGCTCACAATAAGAATAACATTCTGTCGCCCGATTTGATGAATGGTACATACTCAAGAGCAGGTAGACCGGCCCAATTATCTGCTCGATACACTGCTGGTATAGTACCCCAAAAGGCAGTGCCTATGGTTATAAGGGTGCCACATCAAAATGCAAAGTATCGTGATTATGTAGGAGAAGATGAGGATGGAAAGTATTTCACAACTTACCTAATATTTGGTCCCGGTCAATCATTCCCATTTACAGAAACCACTGCCGCTAATAGTGATGTAGAACCCCATCCGGGTTATGTAATTACTACAGGTAACACTTGGAGTAAAATGCCATCGGGAGTAAATCTTCCAAATGAAATTAAAAACTCTGATGGGGAGTATGGGCCTCCAAGTAGTACATATCAAAGCAGAAGAAATCGCTTCCAATATCACACTACTATCAATTGGTCACCAGCAGAAGGAATACCGAATATAGGTGATGTGACTTTTACAAATAATACCGGAGAAACAGACCACACACCCGGTGGTACACCGGGTTTTGGTGGGGATGCAAGAATTTTACGAGTGGATAGCACTTCAAATATAGCAGTAGGTATGACAATTAATGGTACGGGTATTCCTACTGATTCACTTGTAACACAAGTCATTGATTCAAGAACTTTTAAAATTAACCAAGATACTACTGATTCTAATAGTGGTGTTACTTTTACTTTTACATTAGGTAGTACATACGGTTTAACNCAAAGACCCGAACACGGTTATCATTATGGAGAACATTTCTTTAATCCTTTATCGGGTAAAATAGTTACTAACAATGAAGAGGATTACAAAAAGGCTCACCCATACCAACATTGTAGCATTGGATATTACGGTATTACTATGAGTGCTGATATGACTTGGCACATGGACGGTGGTTATCATCCGGGTGGTAATTGGTTAGACCAGCAAATGTCATTTAACCCACCTATGGAAAAGGACAATTATCGTGTAGTTAAAGAAACCAATAACGTAATGCAACCAACTGCATTTAGAGCATCGGGTGTATTACATAGTGATTGGATTGCAGGAGATAATTTAGAAACAGCAGATACATACTTTAGAGATACCATACTTGTTGATGCAACACGTTGTCAAAACGGTGAAGAGTTGGCGACTATCATAGGTCAAGCCATAAACGAAAACCCCGGTAAGAGTGCATTAAAGGCTCTTGGTGGCACCTTTATGCCATCTATGGGAACATCAATGAGGCAAGATAGATATGGTTGGATTGAATTGGGTTATGTTAATTACAACCACTCTGAATCTACTTTAAATGAAGCAGGTATTACAAATTTAGGTGATAATACGGCTGCTACTACATTTAACAATGGTACAGGTTATATTTTAGCAAGGTCGCAAAGTTCTCACACACAAGCACAATTAGAACAAATTCCAGCATCCGGTTGGATTCGTACTGACTTAGGAGGTAGATTACCTTCTGACCCAACGGGCACTGATGCGCCTACTTGGGGTTGTTATCATTCTCGTGAAGTTATACAGATAAGTTCTACATGGCATGTATTATTCCATCTTGCACCAAATAGAATAAGTGGTTTCCCGGTAATGGAGGATATTACTACATGGGATGATAAATGTGAATCCACAACAGCATTATCATTCCCCGATTTATTAGGTACAGGCTCTCTTAACCCTCCTACGAAAGTGTATGTATGGTCTAAATCGGGAGTAAATACATTCGTAAATAACATAGGAGACAATGACAATTTATTGCATAAATCAAGTGTACACTTTAATGGATTAGTAGATGCAATAGACCGTACAAGACCTATTGGTGCAGTAGGATGGGCTGGTGAAAGATACTCCTATCTTAACTCTCTAAAAGTAGGAACATCTAACGTATATGCAGCAGGTCTTGGTGCTTGGCACCCAATGTTAGGATTCTCACCGTATGGTAAGGCATCATCGGTAATGAATACATTTGGTCATCTTCCAAATATTTCACCGTTAAAGTACGCACCGGAAAGTACCGGCCCAATTAATGGTCGTAGTGGTGCTGACTCAGTGCTAACTTCTGCATATTCGTGGAATACAGGATTAGCATCTACTGATTCATTATACACCGGGTATTCATTTGAAGATGCTGAAGACTCGCTATATGGAAACAAGCCTGTTAATATATTGAATGATGGTGTTGACGTAGTAGAATCTTTACATAGTAATCAAGGTGTATTTGGTAGAGCATTCTTAGTAATTTCTTACGAAGGTGAACTTCCGTTAATTGCAAAGCGTGACCGTGATGGTATTACAGCAACAGGTGATTGGTTGGCAGTAAGAAGTAAACTTTTGCAAGAAGTTGATGTATTTACTGCTTTGAAATTTGCTGGTACGAATCAATGGAGTGAAGATATTCATGGTGCTGATAGATTTGTAGCACCTGCTAATGGTGGGCCAAACATTGAGGCTTTGATAGTTGATAATATAGGACCAGCAACAGATGATTACACTTATTCTTCTGCATTTACATTTAATTCTACAATTTCTGCTGATAGTAGTTTGAAAAATGCTGAACCATGTCTACACCCCACAGGTGACTTATTCTTTGATTTAGATGAAAGTCCGGGCAGTTTCTTCTTACACGATAATAGTGAGGTAGAAAGAAACAGAGCAGTAGATTTTGTTGATGTTGCCGACACAGAAATGACTACGAGATATGGTGAAAGGTCATATTGGGGTACTGCAACAAACGCAAGAAAACTAATGCTCAATACCCCAACAAAGAATTTCTCAGTAGAACATGTAGTTTGGAAGAGAATGGATGGAGGTAATCTCTCACTACCTGCACCAAATGCTCGTGGTCTTGGTGCAGTACCATTTATCACAAGAGTAGACAATGGTAATCCGCTTACTATGGGTGAGGAAATATACGGTATCAATAGATTTTCATTTGAGACTACTAACAGTGCAATGTTCCCAATTGTACAGGCTCAAGAATTATCTCACCCTCAACTAGCAACTCAACATCCCGACGAGTTGAGGAATGCATTAATGATTCCAAATGAAGAAATACAGTTTGAAGAAATTATGGTTACTGACGATACAGGACAAACCCATATCATCGAGGGTGGTTCACCGTTTGGTACTATTATTAGAACATACAATACTGTATCAGATAGAGGGGCAGAAGGTTTGGCACCTTCCATTACTAACAGTGGTATCGAACCTAACCTAAAGATTAGACTACCCGACCCCGAAACTATTCCGGGTAACATCATTATCAGACCGGGATTCGGGGCTTTACAAGCATACCAAACTGAAACTATCGGTAGTGGTGGTATGATGAGGCCGATTTCTAGTGCCGCCCTCAAACATTTGTTTACTGATGAAACAACAGGACCGAGGTTGGGGCCATCCTTTAGCGACCACAATTGGGAACATATTAGTCAAGCAGCATCGGGAGAAGCATTCCCCGATTCTACATACAAGGGGTGGGAGATTGCTACAGGTAACGCACCACTAGAAACATCTTACGAATTACATGATAGAACACTATATTTCCACATTACTAAGAATGGTAATACACATTCCCACCGACATCCAAATTATTATTCTCATGCAAATGGTGTAGAAAATAATGAATTGACAGGAGTATCGTATAGTGGCACAACACTCACTGTAAATGCAGCACCAAGTACATCTTTATACAATGAAACAGTTGGACCGGGAGACAGTCGTAAATTCTTGAGATTATACAATCCAACCACAGGTAAAGGCGGAGTTGCCTCTTTTACAGGAATATCGGGAAGTACGTTCATCGGATGTGTAGGTGATGCTGACTTCCAAGAAATAATTAAGAGTGATATATCTTCTTACAAAGTAGTCCCATCTTACTACATACCTGCTGGTTCTACTCGATTCTTTGCTGCACGAAGATTGCGTGACCACGCTGAGGTAAGCGGTAACAGCCCCGATACAGCCCATACCCTGTACTTTAGAGGTGGTGGTACAGAAGAAGTACCAAAGACATTGTTTAGACGACCAAGATTATCTCCATTGGCTGCACCTCGTATGGGTCATCACTTTGTAAACCCAACTATGGCAGTGTTACCGGGTCATTGGGCGCATCCTGCTTATCAAGGACTTTACAATAAACATTTAGCAATAAGGTCTGCAACTCTAAATTCCGAAGAAAGGGCATTGATGCAAGAGCAGAATTTAGACGATTTAAAATCTGATATTAGCACAACACTAACAAACAAATTACACGGATATGATACTATTCATAGATTTGGTGCATTGAATGCTACCCCAAGTGGGCCAAGTGATATTCATGGTGGGGCATTTACTTTGATGTTTGAAACCAAGATTAAGACTGATGGTTATGGTGTACTTGCATCTGAAGGTCAAGCAGGTGTAGTTAATTCAAAAGGCGGACATACTGTAGTGCTTGAGGCTGCTGCTAATTACACACTAGATAACCACTTCCCCGACCCTTCAGAGGTTGGTGCATATCAGATTGTTATACAACCTAACGTATTCAAATCTCAAATGTTGGGCTTCCATGCAAACGGCCCTGCTGATGATGTTCCCGATGGAACAGTCAATGAATTGACAAGTCAACAAGTAGCACTTGTCATAGGGATTAGAGAGTCTGATAGTGCAACAGGTGGATTAGGTCTTGTATTGGCTGAAGCAACTATGGCTGATGTAAGAGGATGTGAGATATTCATTAACGAGATTATGATTGACCACGACCCCGACCATATGAGTCAATTTACAAATATACCACCGTTAATGACTTACAATCCATTAGGGGTACAATCTACTGAATCACCGGCGTTTGTGAAGAACTCATTACCATATCAACCACAAATGTTCGTAAAGGCTACACCCGGTTATACTACTAACATACCGTGGTGGAGTATCACACATAGATATGGCCCCGACCATTCTGAAGCAACATCGTTTAGACATCTAAGCCACCATAGATTCGATAATTACTATGAGTTTATACGAGCAGGTGCAGGTAGTATAGGATGTCAGATTACACTTGCTGGTTACCCGAGTACACACCCCGACATTTATCATGAAATTCTTGAAAATGTAAGTTTGAATCCTGTATGTACTGTGGTATCTGTAGCGGCTACAACCATTACAGTAGACGATGCAAGAGGTTTCCCAATGGTGCCTTACTACGGTAACAAATTAGAGTACACCGATGCAAGCGGAATAAGACGCACTCATGATTATACTGAGCGTAGTGGGTATGATTCAACCAATATGAATAAACCAAAGCAATTCACTATCACAGCAAATACTAATTTCACGAGTAATTTAACTGCTGGTACAAAATTGCGTTTAACTCGTGCTTATGATTTTAGACCATCGGGTAGTATATTTACTGATTCTAAATCTAGTATGGTAACAAGAATTTTACCGCAGATGCTACAAGGTAGCAGAGATACTAACAGCCTACATATGGCTGATGCATTCCTATGCCTGTGGCATCCCAATCTTGGTCGCCCACATACCTTCTATTCTGATTCAAGTCGTACATGGTTATCTCCTACACTAGATAGAGCAGTAGACAAGAAACCATTGAACAGTATGCCCGAACACTTTGAAACAATACACTACCATGAGTCTACTTACTACGCAAGTATGGGTCCATTTGGTCTACAAAGAAAGACACCTCGCCCACCTCATAAATATAAGAATAGTAGTAATACTGAAATTACTTTCACGTCTAAACATTCGGGAAGTGTAATGAATGTCAGTACCACAACAGGATTGACAGGTACCCCTACCATAATGGTAGATGGTATAGTTTTCACTGTAGCGAGTTTTACAGCGAGTCCAGCCCGTATAACTGTAAATGAAGGAATACCGGATAATCTCACTGCTGGTGTAAACATACTACTTGGTGCTGATGGTACAATGGTAACTGCTAATGATATGGAAGGTTCGTTAGCATCTGTAGATGGAGGTACAGCACAACAATTCTTCAAACAAGGTGGTAGGGCATTAACAGGAGATGCAAACTCTGACAATATGCTAAACCACTTTTGGCCTTGTGGTTCTCGTGGTGGGCCACTTGTCAGTAGACTTGACGGGTATGGGTATGTGTCTACTTCATGGGATTACCCAAGAGACTACACATTCGATGCACCTGTTTGGGTAGATGACGATGATAACGGCTCTTACACAGTAAGTAGTGGTATTAGTAAATCCAACTATAGCAGTATATCTAATCCAACTCGTGTTAGACCATTTGGTTATAGATTTGGATTGCGACAACCATACAACAAACCACAATGGTCTACTTACGGTTTAAGGGCACTAAGAGAAACTGCTATCACAGCAACTAACGCATCAGTGAGTTATCAACACGGCCCACTTGTACAAAGAGAAACGCAGACTTGGACATATGCTGGTGGTTCAGCCGGTGTATCTAATCCTGCATATCCTAACACATATGTCGGTATAATGGAAAGACAAACTAACTTTAGTGGTATGTTAGGAGTAGACATTCCCGAAAGACAGGTACGTTATAGTGACGGTATGAGAGTTACACGACCATTCGGTTGTCCTGTACGCACACTAAGAAATGCTTCTACTGTGGTAAGAGAATGGTGGGGCGAAGGAAACGGTAAGGGTATCTACAACATTGACGATGCACTAAGATACTACATTGTAGATTGGTGGGGCAATACTCGTGGTGAAGATGTACGCAGATTCCCTGTTCGTGGGTTTGGTATCAAACCTGCATGGGACAGTGCTGATGTTTACGAATATGATAGGACTAATGATAGAACTCCTTACCAACGTCTGTACAATGACGGCTCACCAATTGTAAACGGTAAGGGTATCATAGACAATTCGGGTAACGTAAGTGTATCAAGTGGGTTTACTATTCCTAAGTACGGTGGTAGATTAAACAACAATAACAACAACAGTTCTACAACATTAGTTGACGTATTCTTACCAACTAATGCACAGAGAGTTGGTGATAGTGGTAGAGGTTATGGTATAAGATACCCTACTGCATTCAATGAAGATTTACTAACAGACATAGATGAGCCTATCCACACAACAGGTGTAGTCTTGTCTCACCACACAGCAGAACCTAACATGAATGATGGCTACATTAGAGCGAGAGATGACGTACTGCAAAGTGATGAAGTACCTCGTGGTATAAGTGCTAGATTAGATATTGCTGAAGACGGACTATTGAAACCCGATGCTGTAGTAAGTGATAGAATAGAAACAGTCAGTGGTGACTCACCGCATAAAGACGCTATCAGTAGAAGTAGTCCTCGTATTGGATTAGACACAGAAAACATTGAGGGTGTAGATGAGAACATGATAATCATTAATACCGAAGCACACAGTCTCCACACTGACAGAAACGTGGGACAGCGTGTAATTCTACACGGCGGTATGCAGACAGGCTCTCAGACTCTAGGTGACTATGACCTCACTGCACTAAACTTCGGTGGACAGCCGCAAGGTGGTGTAATTAGACTAAGCCATACCTCAAACTTCAATCCTCTTGGTGGTACATTCCTTGCTGAAACACGCAACTTCGTATCTCCTATTGATGACAGTAATTGGGGTGGATTCACTGATGCTACATGTGACTACAACAATGACCCTACTATCACTATGGATTCTACAGCAAAGTTAGTTGTAGGTATGACAGTAACCGGTACAGGNATTCCAACAGGTGCCACTGTATCTTCGATTACCGATGCGACTACATTTGAGTTGTCAGCCTCAACTACCGGTGGTTCAGTAACTAACGGCACTCTGAGTTTCGGACCACCTGTAGGCATGGGAAGCAACCCCTATGCTACTAGCGTATTTACAACTGCCGGTAAGAGAGCCAACATTACTGACAAGAAAATCACATACATGTTACGCCCTATTCGATTACTAGACAAGCAACACGCTGAAATGTTTAGGTCGAACTCTAACCTACACTCTTCTTCACCACAGTACGGTAGTAATTACTTCGGTGCTACAGCAGGTGGTAAGTATGGATTGTACCTTTACGAAGTAGAAAACGGAAGGGCGACAAGCGGAGGCATATACATGCGAAGCACCAGCCCCGACTCCAACCCACCGTATGCCCCTGCATACCATATGGACATATCAGCAAGTGACACTGTACCAATTAGTAAGGGTCCAAAGATTAAGGGTACAGAGGTTACAACTTTCGATAAGACATTATTAGACAATGAGGTAACTCGTGTAATAATTAGCGAAAATTCATTACAGCATCATCGTGCAGATGCCCCTCGTAGAAGGTCACACGAAGAAGGAGATGTAAAAGAATTAAGGATGGATTATTCTGTTCAACCTAGATTCTCTCAGTCTCTCCATCAAAAGGGACATAAAGGCGATGTAACCTACAACAGTTCGGACCATAGTGGTGATGCGGCATGACGGTGTTTGATAATTCTTGGATTATATTGAAAAGAAATATTATTCAAAGACTAAGTGATAGACTTCGCTACGGCCCGGTAAAATATTATCATGGAACTACTGCTAATTCTGCTCAGAATATTGCTCGTGAAGGATTTCAACCAATTGAAAATAAAGTAGGTATTAGAGGTCAAGGTACTTATGTTTCTCAAAACCCTGCTGTGGCAGGTAGGTTTGCTACAGCCTTTGGAAGTAGACCTACTGAACAACAAGGAATGATAGGTGTTAGAAGTAGAGTTCCTATGGATTCTTTTACTGTAACTCAAGGCGATGCAAACTTTGCTAATCAAGGTTTATTTTCACAACCAATACCCCCTCAATATTTAGTTAATCTAAAACCAAAGCAGTATTCACAACAGAATGTACCAACTCAATATCAAGAGTCTGAATCTATGTTTGGTGGATATTCAGCAGGAGATTGGTCGCAACCGATAAATAATTCAAACTTTGGTGGTACAGTATGATTAGTGTAAAGGTGTATGAGGTAGGCCCAAGAGATGGATTACAGTCGTTAGGATATACTGTAGATACGGAGACAAAGAAACAACTTATCCAATCTCTTTATGATGCAGGTATAGAGACAGTAGAAGAGACATCTTTTGTTCATCCTAAACTTGTACCTAACATGGCAGATGCAGAAGAAGTATTCACCGGCAAAGGTTCAGCACTTGTCCTTAACAAGCGTGGATATGAAAGAGCAAAGGCAGCAGGTGTAGAAAAATTCAACATTGTACTATCTCCTTGTGAAACCTTCAATATGAAAAACATGAATGCTAGACACGATGANTTAGTATTACGGTACAGGACTTTCATGTTGGGTGTANCAAAAGAAAATGTAAGAGTGTATATCTCTATGGCTTTTGGTTCACCGTATAGTGGTCTTACATCTGACAATCAGATTATCAAATGTATTCGTGATGCTAAGATGTTTGGTAACACAGTAGTATTCGCTGACACTGTAGGGTGTGCAGATAGACTACAGATTGGTACATGGGCTGACTATGCCCACAAAGAAGGATTGAACGTAGCATTACATCTACACCATAAGGGAGATGAGAGTAACCCACTATCTATGATAAGAGCAGGTATATTCTCCGGTATTACAGAGTTTGATACCAGCATAGGAGGATTAGGAGGCTGTCCCTTTGTAGAAGACAGTGGTGCTAACTTAGCCACTGAAACTCTTGTAAAACATCTAAAGGCATGGGGAGTGCATTGTGATGTTGATGAAGATAAACTCCAACAAGCATTAAAAATTACTCGTGAAATAAAAAGAGGGGCGACGGCGTGACAGTAATCAAGAATACCGCAACGGGTCGTTACAGCACTGATGCTGACGAAATTATGACCCATGTAAGAAAGCCGGTATTCGTTGATAACGCTGTACACCATGCCCGATTATCACTACAAAAGAGTAACAAGGCTAAGGTGATTATTGAGAAAAACAACACTCGTACATTGCAGGTTATGCCTCAGAGAGCATATCAACTTTTGGAAGGCGAATCGTATGTACAACTTACTCATGTAAACAAACCNGGNCATTCTAGTCTCAATGCGCCATTCTTTAACGATGATGTTATTTCATCTACCAATACACCTATGTTATTGTATAACGCTGAATCNGGTAGTCAAAGATTACTACCTTCTACAATAGATACGTCATCTTATGGTGTCAAAGCGAATCTAAGAAACATGAAAGCCAAGACGCTAGATAGCATAGGGTTTACAGGTAATACAGTTAAGTTAGGACAGCCTATAGACGTAGGACTTCGTACCTCTGACTTGGCTGTAAGATTAGGCGAATCAATAGATAGCGGTGCTACCAGCGTAAATATTTCAAGAGCAAAGAACGTCACGGCATCCTCAGCCCGTAAGCATAGCAAACGCTTCGTAGGTCAAGACTTCAACAACATGAATCTAATGACAGCGTTGAGATTCCTTAGTAGGCATGACAGCAGAATGGTATTGCTAGATAGGTTTGGTAATCTATTGTATATACCAATCACATTTAGTGAGTCCAACTTTGATGTTGATGGTAACTTTAGAACAGGTGCAAGAACAGAAAACCCTGTAGATAACATACCAAACAGAGTTACTGTACAAGGTTTACCTCTAGCACTTAATGACTTAGTAATAGTAACTGTAGATGATGTGGAAGGGCAAGTAGAAGAAGTAAGAGAAGATTCTGCACCAATAATGGACAGTACAGTAAGAACTACTAACGCAGCACGAAGAGTCGCAAGACAGATGTTAAAATCACGTTCATTAATTCAAGGGTCTATAACAAGCGAAGGTCACCCCGGTATCATAGGACTAAGACCCGGTATGGTCATAAAATATAGTGGTGAAAATAAAGTTGTCACCGAGGTAAAACACATGCCAATCAGAAACATGAGTGACATATCTTTGCTAAACCTAGATACAGGTATAGAAGGTATTCTACAAGGTATATCTGAAGGTTCTACTGTGGGTGCTAACGAGACTAATCCTGCTACATATGTACAGGTAGTAGAACAAAACTTGGCATTGTTCGGTAAGATAGAATTGCGTATCAGTACAAGTGTTACTTCTCGTGGTGTATTTAATACAGCATACCTTATCGGCGGTGTGAAGGGTACTCAAGATAGAGGTAAGATAGGGAAGGCCGATGGTCTACCTATTGGTGGTAGTAAGACAAGAAGGGGGCGATTATATTCCGGTTAGTGATTACATAAAGAGACTACTGCTTGAGACATTAGCAGATAACATCAACGAAGTCATCTTAGGTTTCGATGGTACACCTGCTACAAGTGATGACGGTTCAGCAGGTCGCCCTGCTATTACTCTAGTACCGTCTGTCACCATAGTAGATGAAACATCACTATTGGTCGAAGCAACACTACCATATACAGAATCCTTTACTGATAAAATAAGAGAGGTGTATGTACAGTTTCGTGACACTAATGAGTTTACACCTGTGGCAAGATACACTATCAGTCCAATTACTAAATCTAATACAAATGAATTACTTATTCAAATAGCAATAGAGGTGGCATAATGACAGGCAATCCATTATCGGGGCATACAAAAGCGAATGAATCTACAATGGCTGGTACAGCCACGTTTACAGATGGACTAACAGATGGTGACCATATTCAAAGTCCTACTCTAACTAATTACTTGGAAGGGTTACATGGTAACGGTATATTACTAGAAGAAGATACAGCATACGGTGCTACCAATAGAAACGTACCCGAAGATTTACCGGGTGTAGTAGAACAGAACACTAATTCAGATAGAATTAGAGTGACAGGTGGTACTGCTATTATTGATGGTGTACCATTCCAATTCGCAGGTGGCCCCGGCTCTCACATTGATATTGATTTAACTACTACAAGTCCTAACAGAAGAGCAACATACTCAGCATTGACATCCGGTCAAGAGGCATTGGTGGTAGTTTATGTATCTACCAAAGACTCTGAAGGCGGGTCGGCTGTAAATAATGTACAGTGGGAGATGGGTACTGCAATCACTACAGCAACTAACGCATACCCCACCACCCCTTCGGCTTTCCTTAATGACCCAAAGGCTGCTACCGGTTTAGCAACTGATAGCACATCTTTCCAATCTGTAGTGCTGGCAGTTCTCAGAGTAGTTTACAGTGCAAGTGCCCCCGGTGATTTGAAAATATCAGTTACAGAAAGTAACGATAAGAGGGTATTCATTAGACCATCTCCTATCTATCTAACATCGGTTACTGATGGTATAGTAGGTGCAACTACCGCTATTGATAGTCATGCTGAAGTAGATGCACTAATAACAGGTACAACAGGAGATTTAGCAGGTAGTCGCTTAGGTGCATTATGGCAATCATATAATGCCGATGGTGATACGATATTGTATTACTCGTCAAAGGATTCGGGAGGTACAAGACACACCCATGTATTAGGGCCGGTGGGGTATGTAACTAAGTCACCAAGTACCACTACTACTTTTACCTTCAATGAGGGACAAGTCTTCGTACTCAACCCTTCAACTGCTATGCAATTCAACCCTAGTGGTACATTTCCGCTAGGGCATTTAGTGTATGTAACTAACGAGGCAGCACATGGTACTAACGGAGTGACATTCGATAATGCTGGTATAGGTATTGTGTTACTAGGAAAAGAATCGGGAGTATTTGTCTACACAGGTAGTGCGTGGAAGAATGTGATGTTAGCAAGCGGTGCTGTGTCACCTAATGGTCATGGTGCTTCCGGTAACGTACAACTATCAGATGGTGCTGGTGGATTTACAAGTGACAATAATCTTAATTTTGACACAGGTACAGATGCTCTTACCGTAAACGATTTGAAAATATCTAGTAGTTCAAACAATGTAGTAATCGAAAATGAAACTCAAGATAAAGATATTATTTTCCAAATAAATGATGGGGGTTCTGCAAGTACAGAAGTAATAAGAATTGATGGTTCACTATCAAAAGTAGGAATTAAAACGGGTAGTCCTGTTGGTGCTGATTTACATATTCAAGGTACAGGTATAAGTGATACAACACCTGTGGTTTTAGTTGAAACAACAGATTCGGGTACGGCTACCGGTCCTGACTTAGTTTTGTATAGAAATAGTTCAAGTGCGGCTGATGGTGATGCTTTAGGTCATTTATTGTATAGAGGAAAAAATGATGCAGGTACTCCCGAAGATGTAACTTATGCACAAATATATGCTAAAGCACAGGATGTGTCGGATGGTACAGAAGATGGGCAATTATTCCTTAGAACTATCGTTGATGGTACACTTATGAATAAAATAGAGTGTAATGCCACAGAAGTAGTAGTCAACAATGGCTCTCTTGACAATGACTTTAGGGTTGAAGGTGCTACTGATACACACGCAATATTTGTGAATGGTGCCAATGATAGAGTTGGAGTTGGAACTGATGCACCCGCCACCAAATTAGAAGTTAGCGGAGATNCTACAATATCAAGAAGTTCTGATTTAGGCCAAACAAGAACGCTAAGTATCGAAGGGGCAAGAAACGCAACGGGAACTGATTACGCTAGAATAGATTTGAAAAATTATGATTCTAACTCCGGTAGTCCGGCTACTTATGTCGGTGCAAGAATCGCTGCTATTAATGAAGCAACAGGGGTTGATGATGGAAGTCTAGCAATATCAACGGCTGATGCTGGAACTTTGACTGAAAGAATGAGAATAACTGATACGGGTACTGTTGGTATTGGGACTACTTTACCCTCAGCGACTTTTCANGTAAAGAACTCTAGCACAGGATATAATGCCATATTTGANTCNGATGATGATNGNGCATCAGCAGCACCCGATGTAGCATTGTATAGAAACGGATTGACACCTGCTGATGGTGATGATTTAGGTCACTTAATTTGGAGAGGTACTACTGATGATGGTGACTCAACAGTTACAAGGGGTAACTACGCTGATATTTTCTGCGAGGCTCAAGTAGTAGCAACGGGTTCAGAAAGCGGTAAAATGCACCTTAGAACTAAAAAAGCGGGTACTATGAATAAGAGGCTTTCTTTTAGTGCAAATGATACTATTTTTAATGAAGACTCAGTTGATGTGGACTTTAGAGTTGAAAGTAATGGTAATGCAAATATGCTCTTTGTAGATGGTGCTAATGATGAGGTTGGGATAGGTACTAACTCTCCTGTAGCCACATTAGATATTGCTTCGGGTAGTACATTTAGAAACACAAGATTGCTTACTGTATCAGTATCAGCAAGCACTACTCTAACAGAAGC